ACGCAGGACAAGTTATTGGAGATTTAGCATAATGGCAAGTATATTAAAAGTAGATAACATAGGGAAAACCTCTGGTAAAACTCAGGATACTATGGCTGGTTTAAATAAAGTGTGGTTTACATTAGGAATGGATGCAGTACAAGACGATAGTTTTAATTGCAGTTCTGTAGATGATGATGGTACTGGAGACTTTGGAATACATTTTACAAATGCTCTAAGCAATGCTTTATACTCTTCAGCAATCGCAGTTACAGTTGATGGATTAAATCCTAGAGGAATGGTTCAAAGTCCTAGCAAAACAGCAAGTGCAGTAGAAGTAAGAATGATGACTATGGATAGTGGCGTAAATACAGAAAGTAATATTACACACACAGAAATGCAAATTTGTGGAGACCTTGCATAATGGCTAGTGAATTAAGAGTAAATACATTAAAAGATGCAAGTGGCAATAATAGTATTGCTACAAGTTTTGTAGCAGGTGGTAGTGCTAAAGTGTGGGCAGATGTTGACATGACAGGTACTGCTACTCTTGATGACTCATTTAATGTTACAGGGATAACAGATAATGGAACTGGAGATGTAACAGTAACCATAGCAAGTGATATGGGTAATGCTACATATGCTTGTTCAAGTATGTGTGGTGCAATAAATAGTTTTGATGATGAATGTATGGCTCATATAATTAGTAGAGCAGCAGGAACTGCAAGGTTTGGGATAACTGATGTTCACAATTCTGCCGATGCTTTTGATGTTGACCCTTGTATGTTTATTATTCACGGAGACTTAGCATGAGTAAAGCAGCAGATTTAGCAAGTTTTATAGGAAGTGGTAAAGCTGGTAAAATTATAAAAGTAGAAACAACTCCTTTTACTGACTTTGGTACAGTTGATCTAACCACATCTGCAAATGGTACTGATGTTCCAGGAACAGAACAAAGTTTTACTAGATTGTTTTCTGATAGCAAAATACTTGTTCAGTATAATTTAAAAACGACTAGTAATCTCAATTTATATCTTAACCTACAAAGAAAAATTGGCAGTGGTAGTTATGCTACCATATCAACTGGTGCAACAGGCACTCAAAATGGAAGAACGTCTAATAAACAATTATTAGGAGCATATTATAATACCACATCTGTAAATGCTATGGGATATGGTATTCATGCAGAATTTTATCAGTTTCTTGATTCAACAAGCACAGGTTTAACAGATTCATCTAGTGCAATCACTTATAAAATAACTTGTTATTCTAATTCTACAAGTGCTGATTTGCATATAAACATAGATGGTTATACTCCATCACACTCAAATTATCATAATACTACTGAATCTTCTGTAACCTTTATGGAAATAGCTGTCTAATGTTAGGCTTTAACGCTTTTTCAGCACAACCTTTTTCAGCTGTAGGTAATGTTTTTTTTGGTGTTTCAAATCAAAGTTTTAATTTTACTGAATCTTCTGCCGCTATAAAAATAGGTGTAAGCTCTGCTGAAATGTCTGGCATTGCTTCTAAGCAATCTGTAGGTGTTGGTATACTAGCAGGTACATCAGATATAAGTAGTAACTTTGTTGATGATACAGATGCTATAAAGATTGCAGCAGGAACTTCTGCAATAGAGTTTCTATCAGATAATACACAAACTTCCGTAGCAGAAAGAATAAGACTTGCTTCAGCAGATCAAAGTGCAATCTTTACGAAAACTACTGATGGAATAAAGATAGGCGTAAGCTCTGCTGATATTAGTTTTAACAACACACAAACAACAGATGGTATTATATTAGGTTCAAGCTCGGCTGCTATGAGTGGAGACTTCACTAAAACAACGGATGGTATAAAGATAGGCGTAAGCTCTGCTGATATTAGTGGCGATTTTACCAAAACAACGGATGGAATTAAAATAGCAATAACTTCTGCTGACATGAGCGGGATTTCATCTAAGACTGCGGTTGGTGTTGGAATACTGGCTGGTGTAGTCGATATCAGTGGTGATTTTACAAAGACCACTGATGCAATTAAAGTGGCTGTAGGCACAAGCGATCAAAGTGCAGAGTTTACCAAAACAAGCAGTGGAATAAGAATAGGAACCACTTCCGCTGAAGTATTAAGTAATTTTATAGAAACTTCTAGTGGTGTGAGATTAAGATTAGGTGTAAGTGATCAAAGTGCAGAGTTTACACAGACGGCAAATAGTATTAAGATAGGTGTAGGTATATCAAGCCAAGAGTTAAGTTTTGTAAAATCAACTTTAGGTAAGTTATTATACGAAGATGTTATTGATAAAGATGATACTGTTGTTAGTAGAAGGAGAGCTTTAAATTTAAATGTTGCAACTTTTAATGAGATTACACCAAGTGCAAACGAAAGTTACAGTCCAATTACTCCGAGTGGCTCTGAAACTTTTAATGAAGTATCACCAAGTGGCTCTGAAAGTTACACAGAAATTACACCATCAACAACAGAAACATATGAAGAAATAGACGCATGAGGTAAAAATGGCAAGTTCATATACAGATAATAGTGGAATAGAACTCATAGGGGTTGGCGAACAATCGGGAACCTGGGGAACCACAACCAATAATAATTTAGAAATTATTGATAAAGCTTTGAATGGCGTATCAGATGTAGCTGTAACAGGTGCTATGAACATAACTGTAACTGATGGAGATAAAACATCAAATGGTCACACAAGAGTTTTAAAATTAACAAATGGTGGAGGCGGTGCATCTACTTTAACGATACACCCAGACGATAGAGAAGCTTTTTACATTGTTCACAACGGATCAGGATCCACTGTAACTTTTAAACAAAGATCTGCTAATACTGGTGTTGCTGTACCAGATGGTGCAAAGGCTTTTATTTATGCAGATGGAAAAGGTAGTAGTAATGCAGATGTGTTTGATCTTTTGTCAGATATATCCACTGGTGGTACAAAGGTTACTCAAGCAGAGTTAGCTTTACTAACAGGTGGAAGCACTATCGGAACCACGGCTGTTGCAGCAGGTGATGGTATTCTTACAAACGATGGTGGCACGATGAGACAAACAACTGCCGCTACATTTTCAACTTATTTTAATTCAAATCTAGTTGAAGTAAAAAGTCCTCTAGCTTTAACAAGCTCACCAAGTGACCCAATAGCTGCGACTGGTGCTACATCTGTATATCAAAGAGTAACAAGTGATGGAGCACACACATTAAAAATTGCTATTACAAATTTAGCTATTGGACAATATGTAATTATAGATAAAACAACAAGTGCTAACAGTGTAACTTTAGATTGGACGAATGGAGGTTCTGTAACATCTAACGGAATTACATTAGGATCAAGTGTTGAGTTTGCTTTAGGAATATATAATGGCACTGGATTTTCATTTACAGAAACAGTTAAGTTTTAGGTGATTAATGTCTATACCTTTGGTATCAAATGTTGGCTTTACAGAAGTAACTCAATCTTTAGTTGATAGTAACTCTGGAGTTTTAAACACTATAGCTGGAAGCAAAATTAATCTTCCAATACAATATTTTAAATTAAGTGAGAACATTAGTGGTAACTTAACTTTAAATAATGTCGCTAATAATAAAAAAATTATATTAGATACAAATGCTAAAACCTTACTAAATTCATCTGGTTCGCCTTTAACAAATAATTCAAGCACTGCGATGGAATTAAAAGGCTCTGGTAACATACAGTCTCAGTTAAAGACATCAACTAAAACTATTGATACAACTAGCCATACTGGTACAACTGTTTTTGATAATACAAATGGATCGAATATAGCTGTTGTTTCAGCTTCAACAAGTAACAACACTGAAAACTTTGGGTTTACTAATTACAATAATAATTATAATCCATTTCAACTTAGATCGCCTAGTGGAAAAACTATTACTATAAGTGGCACAGATATAACAAGTAATAGTATACTAACGCCTGCTCAAGCAAGAACTGTCATGGGTTCTGATCTTTCAAATGTATCAAATATATATGCAAATAATAATCCTTATGGTGGGTATCAAAATAATACAGGTTCATATGATCTTTATGCTACTACTGGTAACTTTGCATTTTCTAGTGCTTTTTCAGGTTATAGAAGAATGGTAGCAATAACATTAAATAGTTCTTATCTAGGAGATAATACTTCTTTTGCTTATCTATCTTTTAATACGAGTACAGGACAGATATTCAATTCTTTTGCTTATCGGCAAAATAATCAACAAGATGAAGCACCTGTTACTCAGTGGACTCAAACAAGTCTTAATTCACCTCAAGGTAATCCAATAATAAGTTATATAACAGTTACAGGCGTTACAGTAACTGGAACAGGAAGAACTTTTACTTTTACTAATCTTATGACACAAGCAAGCACAGGTGGCAATGCAGCAACTTACACTTTAAGTGGTGCTGATCCTTTTGATAATGTAACAGTTGGTCATTCAGGTGGTGGTTCAAATACATCTGTCGCTAATAGAAGCTCAACAGATGGCTCCTTTAATATAACATTAACAGTTTCGGGTTCAGATGCTAATAGTAAACCTTATGTATTAGTAGATGTTAACAATGGTACAGGTAGTATAGATACTTCAACACAAGGTTATACTGGAATTCTTTCAACAAAGGTGTATTAATGGCATATACAAGTTTAAAATTTAGACCAGGAATTATATCAGACATAACATCCTATAGTAATGAAGGTGGTTATATTGATGGGGATAAAATAAGATTTCGTAATGGTTTTCCAGAAAAGTTTGGAGGTTGGGTAAAACAAAACAGTAATACCTATCTTGGATCTGCCAGAAGATTACACAACTGGGTTGCTTTAGATGGCTCTGACTTTCTTGGAATAGGCACACATCTTAAATATTATATAGAAGAAGGTGGCACTTTTAATGATATCACTCCAGAAAAAGATCCTACTGCGGCTGGTGACATAACTTTCGCCGCCACTAATGGTTCAACAACAATTACTGTTACAGATGCAGCACATGGAGCAAACGTAAATGATTTCGTTACCTTTTCTGGAGCAGCAAGTTTAGGAGGATTAATTACAACTAATGTCTTAAATAAAGAATATCAAATTACGGCTATTATAAGCTCTAACTCTTATACAATTACTTCAAGTGTTGCAGCTAATTCATCTGATACTGGTGATGGAGGATCAAATGTAGTAGGTACTTATCAAATAAATACTGGTCTTGATGCTACGGTTGGTGGTACAGGATGGGGTGCAGGTCAATGGAGTGGCACGACTGACGGAGCATTAGCTACTCAACTTAACGAAGCTTTAGATGCAAGTGAAACTGGTATTGACGTTGATGACGAAACAGGAATAACTGACGCAGGAGATGTTATTTTAGTAGATAACGAATTAATGTTAGTTTCTCCAACTACTGATGATAATACTTTGACTGTGACTCGTGGACATAGTGGTACAACAGCCGCCACTCACGCAGATAATACTCTTGTAAGATTAGTAAAAGGAAATGCAGATTCTGCTAATGATTTTGTAGGGTGGGGTCAAGCAGCATCAATCACGGCTCCTGGAGCAGAGATAAGAACATGGTCACATGATAATTTTGGTGAAGATTTAATTATAAATCCAAGAGACGGTGCTATATATTATTGGGATAAATCAACTGGACTTAGTGTTCGTGCAAAAGAACTAAGTGCTTCACCTGTTTTTACTACTCGAACAAGTGTTCCTACCATAGCTAAACAAGTTTTGGTGTCTGACCAAGATCGCCATGTCATTGCTTTTGGATGTGATGGACTAGGTGCAACACCTACAACAACGCAAGGGAACGGAACACAAGATCCATTATTAGTGCGTTTTAGTTCACAAGAGAACCCCGTTGATTTTTTTCCCACTGCAACGAATACAGCTGGAGATTTAAGATTAGGTGGAGGTTCTACTTTTGTTCAAGCCGTGGAAACAAAGCAACAAATACTTGTGTTTACAAATAAAACACTACACTCTATGAAATTTATTGGACCACCATTTACTTTTGGTCTGCAAGAATTATCAAAAAACATTACGATTATGAGTCCAGCCTCTGCCGTAGCCGTTGAAGATGTTGTGTTTTGGATGGGTGTTGATACTTTTTATATTTATGCTGGAGGCACACAACAGTTACCTTGCACTGTAAAAGATAAAGTATTTTTAGATTTTAACTTTGATGAAAGAGATAAAGTTCATGTTGGTGTTAACTCAGAGTTTAGTGAAGTTATTTGGTTTTACCCAAAAGCAGATAGTTCTTCTGTTAATGCTTATGTTGTTTATAACTATGCAGAAAAAGTTTGGTATTATGGAACACTAAACAGAGACGCTTGGATAGATCGTGGTATCAGAACATTTCCAATCGCAACGGGTAATTCTCTTTTATATAACCACGAATTAACAAATGACGATGACGGATCGGCTATGACTTCGTTTATTGAATCAGGTCCCATGGATATGGGGGACGGTGACAAATTTGTTTCTATAAAACAAATGTTACCTGATATTACTTTTAACGGATCTAGTAACCCAACACCAAGTGTGTCGTTTACTTTAAAAGCAAAAAACTCTGCTGGAGGTAATTTTCTGCAAACAGAATCAAAAGATACTTCTCGAAGTACAACAACTCCAATAGAGCAATTTACAGGTAAGATAGATTATCGATTACGAGGACGTTCTTTTGCTATAAAAGTAGAATCAACTGGCACTGGTGTTAAGTATAAGTTGGGTACGCCTCGTGTTGACATGCGACCAGATGGGAGAAGATAATGCTAGTTAGTGGCATACCACAATATTTACAAAATTTAAAAAACGAAAAAGTTGATTTAACAACAACAAACGCTACAACTTTATACACTGTTCCAACAGAAGCTGATTTTAATGCTTCAGTTGTAAGTTCTTTACTTGTGTCTAATGATTCTGGTAGTGCAGATACTATTACAGTGACTCTAGTGACAACAGCACCCGCGACTTTCAGTTTATTTAAAGTTACTGCTGTAACAGCTAATACAACTGTAGAACTGTTAACAAAAGATTTAGTGTTAAACGAAGGTGAAGTATTAAAAGTTCAAGCAGCAACAGCAGATAGACTTCATGTTGTTGCAAGTATACAAGAGTTTGCGAAGACAAGAATAACAACAAGTGCTATAAGTGGTATATAATATTGTAAAAAAAGAAAAGAGTTGGTAGAATAAAAAATCATGGGAATATTTAAAAGCATCACTAAAGTTTTAAAGAAAGCAGCACCCATTATCGGTGGTGCCATAGGCTTTTCTATGGGAACACCTTTTCTTGGTACGGCTTTAGGAACTGGTATAGGAACTCTAGTTGCAGGTGGCGATGCAGAAGATGCTGTAAAAGCTGGATTAATGGGTGGTATAGCTGGATATGCAGGCAATCAATTCTTTGGTCCTGCTGCAGCGAAAGCAACTGGTCCCATGGGTAATCCAGTTAGTGGGAATGTTGGAAATGTTGTGGCTCCTACCTTTATCAGCAAAGTTAAAGACTTTGCCACATCTGGTCCAGGTATAGCTACGATTGCTGGACTTGGAACATTAGGTGCACTTGGCATGGAAGAAGAGCCGAAGGACGAAACAAAAATTAGAGAGTATCCAAAAGGAGAAGTTGTGTTCTTAGGTTCTAATAAAATTTATAATGCAAAAGATGACAAAACGTACGATTTAAATGATAAGGACGATAGAGAAGCTTATTTTAAAGCATTATTAGAACAAGATGAAGAAAAAAGAAAAAAAGAAGATGACGATGAAGTTATTTCTATGGCTTCTGGAGGACTTGCACAGATAAGAGACACACTTAATCAAGGGATAATGAGAGGAGTGATGCCACTAAAAGATCAAATTGATCCTTTTTTAGATCAAATTAATGAAATGGCAACACAGAAATTTGGTGTGTCTTTACGAGGTTCTGGTTTCGGTGATGGTTTAGGCTTTCCTTCTCAACTACCTGGTTTAAGTGGTGGACTGGGTATGTCCAATGCTAATCAACTAAAAGATAATTTTCTCACTGATTTGAAAAATCAAAGTGATTTATTTAATCAAAACAATCAAACTGGTAGTAATGCTTTTGCACCAAGTGGTTCAAGACTAGATTTTGGTGCAGTAAATCCAGATGGCAGTAACGCTTATCCAAATACAGATGTAGAACTTCAATATGTGCAAACGGATCAAGGTGAGGGTATAGATCAATTTGGTAGACCTATGAGAGACGTAGCTCCAAATCCAACAGAAGGTATGACAGATGAAGAAAAAGCTCAATTTTTTGGTAATATATTTGGGGAAGGCTTTTCTAGAGGTGTGACAAATGCTGGAGCGTCACCCTTTGGAGCAGGTCAAGCAAGGAAAAGTGGTCTTAATTCAGCTATAACAGGTCTTGGTTCGATAGCAAATTACATGAATGAAGGTGGAGAGGTCAATGGACCTGGAACTGGAACAAGTGATTCTGTTCCAGCAAGATTATCAGATGGTGAGTTCGTATTAACTGCCCAAGCAGTGAGAGGTGCAGGTGGTGGAGATAGGGACTTGGGTGCAGCAAGAATGTATGATATGATGTCACAGTTAGAAAGGATTGCGTAATGGCAACACAAACCGTTGAACAAGTACAAAGATTACCACAAGATCAAGAAAAATTTTTAGCAGATATATTAGCGAGTGCTAGAGCTTTATTTGAAGGAGACGGAACGCTCCCTTATGCAGATCAAGTATTAGCTGGTTTATCAGATGAACAAAAACTAGCTATAAAAAAAGCTGGCGAAGGAGTAGGTACATTCCAACAGTATTTACAACAAGGCAGTGACGCTATTCAAAAAGGAATAGCTGGTGCACAAGGAGCTCAATACTCTCCAGATTCTTACAAAGAATTTATGGATCCGTTTCTTGAAGACGTTATACAACAACAGTATAAAGACATCGCAAGAGAAGGGCAAAAGCAACAACTTCAAGCACAAGCAAGTGCAGTTGGTGCGGGTGCTTTTGGTGGATCAAGACAAGGTATTTTACAAGGTGAACTCGCAAGAAATACAGCAGAACAACAAGCAAGAACTGGTGCACAGTTGAGATCACAAGGTTTTGCACAAGCACAAAGCGCTGCACAACAAGCAGCTAACCAAGCGTTACAACAAGCACAGTTAAGTGGACAACTAGGAGTTTCACAAGCAGGTCTTGGACAAATGGGACAGCAAATGGCAGTTCAAGACATCAACACTTTACTTGGAATAGGTGGACTGCAACAAAGTCAAGAACAAAAACAACTAGATATAGACAGAGCAAATGAACTTGGAAGAGAAGGATTACCTTTTCAAAGAATAGGATTCTTATCTGACGTTTTAAGAGGTGTGCCTTCTATGAATCAAACATACATGAGAACTAGCACTCCTCCTCCTAGTACGGGGTCTCAACTTCTAGGTTTATTGACAGCTGGTATTGGAGGTATCGGTGCAGCTGGTGGTTTTAACAATTTCTTTGGAAGATAATTATGAGGAATATATTCGCTAGACCAATGTTTCGTAACCCAAATGTTAGAAATGATATGCTCAGTGGTATCATGGCTAGTGGACCAGAGTTAATGAGAGCAAGTTATCAACCACCCAAACCAAAAACTATTGGTGAAACTGCAAGAGAAATAAAAAATTTTATAGTTACACCAGCAGGTGCTTCCACGATAGGTCAAGCAAAATCAGCAGAAAACTATCAACAGAGTTTTGGTGAAGAGGAAGTATCTGATGCTACAGAATTGTTTAAACAAGATAAAATAAAAGCAGAAAAAGCAGAAAAAGAAAGATTAGATAAATTAAATAAAATGGAAGAACAAGATCCAGATGCTGCTACCGAACCAACTGCTAAGTCTTTGTTTGAGCCTTTTATTAAAAAGCCAAAAGCAGAAACAGAAAATGTAGAAACTCCAAACAAAGGCATAACTTCAGACATGAGTAAAGAGCTAGGTCTTACCAATGAAATGATTGCTAGGAACAGAACTGCTTTGACAGATATGGCTAGTCTTGAGGATAAAGAATTTTTTGGAACGACCGCAAATAAAGTGACACAAGAATTATTTGATGAATACAACAAGGAAGGAAAAGAAGTTACTTTAGCAGATGTCAGAGACAAAGGTATAAAAATATTAGGGTTTGATCCAGATAAGTTAGAAGAAAATTTTGATGAAGATAGAAGATCTGCTGTGTTCTTAAGAATTATGCAGGCTGGTCTTGCCATGGCAGCAGGTGAAAGTGATAATGCACTTACAAATGTAGCTAAAGGATTATCTGTTGGTCTTGCTGGTTATGGTGATGATGTTAAATTTCTTTCAAAAGAAATGAAAGCAGATAGAAGAGAAGCCGCTAACACAATGTATAGGTTGTTAGGTGATGCAAAATCAGAGCAAATTGCAAAAGAAACATTGAGTCTTAATAAAAAGATAGCACAACAACAAATTGTTTCTTCGAAAGTAGGAGATGAAAAAAATAAATTACTCAAAGAACTAGAACTTAAAAATGCAAACGCTAGTTTAAAATTAAATTTTTACGCTACAATGAGAGATCAAAATTTTAAAGAAAAAAAGTTTCGAATTGAACAAAAACAATTCGATAAAAGTTTAAGTGCAACACTCCAAAAAATACCTTCACAGGATCTTAGAACACTTTATGATGCAGGTCTCGTTACATTAAAAGATGAAAGTAAAGGACTGATTCCAGGCAATTATATTGTGGCTCCAGAAGGACAAGAAATTCTTAAAGGTATTGTCAAAGATGATTTTGGTGGTGACGTATTAGCAAAACAAAGACCAAGTCTAGAACAGAAAGTTTTATCAGAAGAAGGAAAAGTCAAAGGGATTGTAATGGGAGAGGGATTTGACAAAAAATCCTTTGGAGTAAAAGCAGATGCTTTTGTTAAGAAATTCAATAAACTAAAAGCAGATGATGATCCTATGGCTATAACTTTAGACTATCTAGATTTATCTCAAGAGGTTAACGGAAAAATAAAATTATCTCAAGTTCCATTAATAATACAACAAGAATTACTAAGACCTCCTAGTACAGCTCAAAAAAATAGAGGTGAAACAGAAACACTATTAGAAAAATATGCTAATAGATTTGATGAAAATGATGAAATTTTCAAAAGAGAATTTAATTTATAATAAGGTAACTAATGCCAAAATATATTATCGATGGACGAGCTTATTTTTTTAAAGACAATTTAAGTCAAGAAGAAGCAGAAAAAAGAGCTGCTAAAAGAACGTCTGGTATTATCTCAAATAGAAAAGGAGAACCAGAAGGAACTTACGAAGATCCAAAGTATGAAGGGTTCTTCACAGAAGCTGGTGAAGGTGTAGTCTCTGGCGTTATTGGTATCGGTCAAGGTCTAGCAGAGACAGTAAGTCTTGTTCCAGATTTAATTTTTGATACAAACTATGGAAGTGCAGTTACTAAATTTGCAAATGATTTAAGAGACGCAGGTGGTATCGACCCAGCAGGTGCCGTTGGTAAAATAACAGAAGCAGTTGTTCAGTTTGGTATACCTGGAATCACAGCTGCTAATATTGTGTCTAAGGCTGGGAGAGTAGCAAGAATTGCAAAAGGAAAGCCAAAGATAGGTGTTAAAAGAGTCAAAGGCACGGATATAAAACCAAGAGAATTAGGAACACCAAATCGTTTTGAAGGCACAATAGGCGGTAAAGAAGTTAAATTAAAAGGTGGTAAAAGAGGTGACGTAATAAAGGGAAGACCCCAAGCCTTAAGTAAAAGTCAGAGATTTGGTTTAGCTGCAAAACAAATAGGTGCAGCTGGTTTAGCAGATGCAATAGTCTCGACTGATGGAACACTGACCATTGCTGATTTTTTTGATAATGATTACATAGGCACAGATAAAAGAGTTGGTTTAGAAGGAAGAGAAGAAGCTGCTCGAAGATTGTTTAATAAAATAAAAGTTGGATTTGAAGGTGGTGTTGCAACTGCCGTTGTACCGAAAGTTATAGGAACAACTTTATCTGGTGTTGCAAAAGTAGGTGCTGCTAGAATACCTGGTGTTGATAAAAGTGCTGCACAAATACTTGCTGCTGTTCCGAACAAGGCGATTGATACAACAAAGCGACTAATTGCGAAACAAGAAGAAAGAGTTGTGAGAGGCACAGCAACAGGATTAGACAAAGCAATAGGTAATGCTTTGTCCATGTTAAGATACAGACAGTTTCTTGATCCAGAAACTGCCAATATTAGATCTTTAATTAATCCAGCAACAGAAGCTAACATAAAAGCTGGTCGTGCAAAATTAAAAAAGATAGACCAAAAAATTAAAGAAGTCTTAAAACAAGATGCCTTTAAAGATGCACCAGAGCAATACAAGAAAAAATTTATTGATAACTTTATGGATGTATTAGAGGGTAAACAATACAATCAAATAGATGCTCCGTTTCCAAAAGAACTTTTTGATGTATACAAAGAAGCAAAAGACGTAATTGATGGATTGTCAAAACAAGTTTTGAAATTAGGTATCATAGAAGAGTTGCCAACCACGACTGGAAAAGGTGTTACTCAAGCACAGTTTAGATTTTTTGTAGAAAAAAACATAAAAGAAGGTGGGTATCTATCGAGGCAGTACAATATTTTTAACGATAAAAATTTTAATTTAACAGACCAACAAATAAATGAAATCGCTACAAAGATAGTAGACAATAGAGGTGTTGACTTTAAACATGTTCAAGACATTTTAAGTCAAACACAATATAGTTTTGATGATGCAGCGAAAACAAGATTTGCAGCTGGAGAAGATAGTCTTTCTCCAGAAGCTGCAAAAGAATATATTAAATTAGTTTCCATAGCCGCGAAACAAAGAGGTGGAACTGGTTTGGAAAGTGGAAGACTTGCAAAGGTTAGAATCAACACTGCACTTGTTAGTAAAAGAAAAGTAGATAATGAAATATTAAGAGAGATATATGGTGAGGTAAGAAACCCAAGAGAGTCTTTTATCACAACTATTTCTGAAATATCTAATTTAATAGGATCAGATAAATTTTATTCTCAGTTGAGAAGAATAGCTGATAAGAATATAGCAGAGTCTGCCGAGAAAGGTATTCAACCTATATTTCGTAGAACACAAGATATATTAGAAGAAGAAGCAACAAGACGAGGACTTGCCAGTGCAGACGAACTTTCAAGCACAGACGTTGAAAAAATATTAAAGAACTATGCTCAAAGTATAGGAGAAGGAGAGAACTTTAAAGTACTAGGAAGACACGGACAAGATGGTAGTTTTGATGGTGGAGCAACAGCTTCACAAAGTGTGTATGGTAGAATGTTTGGTTATGCTGTTCCAAAAGCTATGTGGAAATCTATGACTTCTCCTATTTATGCAGATGACGATAACTTTGGAATGTTATTAAGATACATATATGCTCCTCTGTTAAAAGCAAAAGGTATCACACAATACACAAAAACTATTTTATCTCCTATCACACAAGTAAGAAACGTAACTTCTGCTTTTGGTTTTGCTCTTGCAAATGGAAACGTAGGTAAAGATAGTAGTGTGGGCACTTCTGTTAGTTTAGTTTTAAGAGACATACTAGGTAAAGGAGATGATTACACAACCAAATACCTACAAGATTTACAGAACAGAGGCATTATCGGTAGTTCAGCTCAACTCAGAGAGATACAAGATAACTTAAGAAAAGGACTTGGTTTTAAAAGAGCAGAATTTGAAGAGCTTGAAAGACAAGCAGCTGGTCGTGGTGATGTAACAACTTCGATGGACTTGCTTAAAAAAGACAGTCGTTTAGGAAGATTTATGACAAATGTTGTTAAACCTCCTTTTGAGTTTGCAGAAGACTTATACAAAGGTGGTGATGATATTTGGAAGATTTACAACTATGAGTTTGAACTTGCTAAATTAAGAAATGCAAGAATTAAATCTTTAAATAAAGCACGAACCTTGAACCAAGAATTAAAATATAAACAAGATTTTTACGGGCACATAAACGCAAAACCAAATACAAATATAGATGAAGCTATGAAAGAACACGCGGCAGATGTTGTGAGAAACACAGTTCCTAACTACGAACTTGTCCCAGAGTTTATCACTGGTTTGAGAGGATTACCTCTTGGTAACTTCATAGCGTTCCCAGCAGAGATATTAAGAACTGGTTATAATATTTTAGAAATGTCTTTAAAAGAATTAGCTTCAGACGATGCAGCGATAAGAGAAATAGGTATGCGTAGATTAATGGGAGCTACAGTTACATTCGGAACAGTTGGTCCATCTCTTGGAGCGTTTGCAAAATATATGACTGGGACTTCAGAAGAAGAACTGGATGCAGCAAGAAGAATAGCACCACACTGGCAGAGAAACTCTCAAATTATACCAGTGGGACGAGATGAAAAAGGTAATTTAGAATACATAGATTTTAGTAGAACAAACCCTTATGACTATTTATCAAGACCTTTTAGAGCTGCCATCAATGAATTAGACAATAGTGGTAAGTTAAGTAGAGACGGATATGAAAAAGTTGCAGATGCAGCCATGGAAAGTTTATATGAATTTTTTCAACCTTTTGCCGATCCTTCCATTGCATTTGAAGCTGTGTCAGATATAGCTCCAAAAGCATTATTTGGACGAGGGGGAGAAACAAGAGAGGGTGCGATTGTATACAGAGAACTTGACCCTCTTTCAAAGAAAACTGAAAAATCAATATTGCATTTATTACGAGCAGTTACTCCTAGTATTGTTCCGATAGATATACCAATAGGAGCTGAACTTGATCCAAGTGCAGCTAAGTCTGTTAAGTTATCTCGTTTTGCTAGAGGTGTTGTATCTCCAGGTGAAAAAGATCCTCTGACTGGTAGAAGTTTTACTCGGTCTGGTGAATTGTTCAGAGCTTTCACTGGACTGCAATCTGAAACAATAGACATGGAAAAACAACTCAAATTCAAATCTGTTGAGTTTAAAGAAAACAGATCACAAGCGGCTTCTATCTTTAATCAAATTAAAAAAGTAGAAGATCCTACATACGATCAATTTGTTTCACAATGGATTAAAGCTGATAATGCAAGGTTAAAAACATTTAGAAAATTTAAATTAATGATTGATGACTTAATTACTTTAGGTATGGATCCAAGAGAAATAAGAAGAAAATTAAGAAAAGAACACAAGGTAGGAAAGGATGAAATGAACTCTCTTTTTAAAGATAGGTATGAGCCTTTTCAACCTAGTGAAGACACTATAAAATTTTTTAGAAGAAAAAGAGTAGAGTACCCAAGGAGATTAATTAAGGATTTACAAATGCAAAGAGAAGATATACCTCTTTCAAAATTTATAGAACCAGAGTTACAAACTTTTGAGGATGACCAAACAAGTATGTTCCCTCCAGGTGAAGACTCTACTCCTACACCACTTTTTAGCACACCAACAAATGTATCAGAAACTGCACCCACGAATGTTTCACCGATAGCTGGTTTACCACCTTCAGATCCTTTGTTTGGAGAGTCTGCCACTAGACAAGTAGCTTCTTTCTTAGGTAGTGATCCAGAAAGTGTTTTAAAAAATTTACAAATAGCACAGAGGAATCCTAGAGCATGAGACTATCATCACATTTTACTTTAAACGAATTTACAAAATCACAAACAGCAGAGCGAAAAGGTATCGATAATACACCAGAGCCAATACATATTAAATGTATGGAAACGCTTTGTTTAAATGTGTTAGAGCCTATCCGAGAACATTTTGGTAAACCCATGACAATAAATTCTGGGTATCGCAGTGTGGACTTATGTGAAGCAATCGGATCAAAATCTACCAGTCAACATGCAAAAGGAGAGGCGGCGGACATAGAGATACCAAGTATAAGCAATGCAGATCTTGCTGTATTTATTAAAGACAATCTTTCTTTTGATCAACTTATTTTAGAATGTTACGATCAAGCAAAAGGTCCCAGCTCTGGTTGGGTGCATGTATCTTTTGTGGGTCAACCAGAAAACAGATTAGATGTGTTAACTTACGATAGGTCAAACGGATATAGGAAAGGTTTGATTTATTAACTAATGTCTACACTAATTGTAAATTTACCATCGGTGGATGTATGGGTACGGAAAGAATATTTAAGAGATGGCGAAGACGGACATGGTGAGTTTGTCAAAGGCATTTGGGTTACTGCGAAATCTATTCCAGGTCGAGCTTTCTATTTTGAAACTTACCTTCCAGACTATGGTGCTCTTTATGATAAACTACCTATTAGTGCTTTTACTGTTGAACCACAAACCCCGACTCCAGATATGGATCTTTATAATCTCCAGTTTTGGAATTGCATGGACTATGGCGTGGTGGCAGTCAGTAAACAGTTTATAGGCTCAATGGACTTCGAAGTTTATACAAGAGATCACGGCATACTCAAAGGATCTTATGTCTGTACACTTGACAACTATCACGAAAATGTAAATGCAGTTGACTTCTCAACCAGTGAAAAACCAGCAGAGCACAAATCACATAACATCATAGAATTAGAAAACGGGCAGTTCTGTTTATATCCAAACAATAGAATGAGAGTGTACGACAACTCACTCACACCAGATCAACCATTGCAACCAGACTTCAAAGTTAGTACAGAAATATATCAAGTAGAGAATGGACAAAAGTTTAGACTCGGAGATACAGATGAATATTTTTGGAAAGCAAAGGATGAATGATTGAGTTCTTGTTGATATTTATGATAGACGAAAAAATTATAGATAAGACACAAAGATTTCAAAGCGTGGATAGATGTTTGTATTTTGCCGAAAGGTTAACGGCCCAACCAAATGTTCCTAATGAAGATGAAAAACCTGGTAAAATCATAGCGTACTGTAAGCCAGTTAGAAAAAGATAATGGCATTAAACTTGCAAGTTTAAAATACTTGCTTCTTCGCCACCACATTAAGAGGATGCCGTGAATCAGAGCGAGTTCCGAGAAAAAAGTCTTCGTATAAGAAGCATACAGAGGGGGTAACAACCTCCTCTGGTATGATTATACCCAAGAAATACCTTGTCTTTTGTGTGTTTGTGTGATCGCCACTATCCAACCTCTCCCCAATTTTGACCTATCTCAACGTCTACTTCGAAGGGTATTTTAAGTTCTGGTATACAATTACACATAATCTCTTCAATTTGATCTATTTGTTTAGCAGTCTTGGAGTTTTCTATATTAAAGCATAGTTCATCATGCACTGTTAACATAGGAGTTATTCCAGCTTCGTAACAATCGACCATAGCTTTCTTAGTTTGATCGGCACTCGATCCTTGAATCAATCTATTTAGCGCCTTGTATGTAAACGCTCTTCTGATTCTACCCTTGCCACCATATTCATCAATAGCTTCTTTCATGGGTAATGCTTTATTATATGTATACGAGATAGGCTCATACATATTGAATCTACATTTACGACCCAACCAAGTTCTAATCACACCACTATCGGCTGCTCTTCTCATGGCTTTCTCTGAGATTCTTTTTAAGAAAGGAACTTTGTCATTGTATTTATCCAACAGAGTCGTTGCCTCCTCCATCGAGAGATCAAGTATGTTTGCCAACTTACCTTTACCCATGCCATACATCAAACCAAGATTAACTGTCTTTGCTTGTTTTCTAGGTATACCAGCAATATCTGCTACAATCTGATGAAAGTCAGCTTGTCCTTTTTTATACAAATTCACGACATCATCTATCTGTGGATGTCTGTCTATGCCCGTTAATGTTGCACAATAATGCACAAGCCATCTTGGTTCTTGTGAGGCATAATCAAATGAACCCCACTCACAATCTGCCTCTGGAATAAACAATCCTCTAATTATTTTTTTAATATACGGATCTCGTGCAGGTATCTGTTGCAAATTAGGATTGCTTGAGCTAAACCTACCAGTAACAGTGCCTCCACCATCAGAACGTAAAGGATGAAAGTCACAATGTATACGACCCTTATGAGAGTGTTCAAGAATTGTATCGATAAAAGTCGTATTGGCTTTATTGACCTCCCTTATCTTTATAATTTTTTTCGCAATCGGATGGCTGTGATTTGCAAGAAACTGTTTTGTAAAGGCGGGGGCCCTGGACTTTTCTGTGCGAGAATACGAAAGTCCTACCGCATCAAAGACCTTTGCTACAGATGTGGCGACCCACGGTTCCAACGCAACCTTTGTTTCCGTGGCTATCTCATCAAGTAGTTTCTTTTCTAAAGTTATAAGTTCTTTTTTAACTTGTTCTGCCTTTATAAGATCAACTCGTACACCGTTTGTTTTCATATCAAGAAGCAAGGGTGTAAGTCTAGTTTCTAAATCAAATACGTTACTGCACTCCTCTTTTGTTATTTGTTTTCGGAGCTCATTCCATAATCTCAAAGTTATTGCAGCGTCATGTTCTGCATATGCACCAACATAACGAGGTGGTAGTCTCCACATGCCAGACTTCGGATCTACTCCAAACTCTTCGGCAGCGCTCTTGAGCATCTTCTCATCTTTATATGTTCCAAGATAATCTCCAGCAAGAGAGTTAAGATTATAATATCTTCTGTTCTCATTCAATAACGGTGCTGCAACCATTGTATCTCTGATCTTACCTTTGACCTCTATACCCTCTGCTCGAAGCCAACCAAGATCGTACAACGCATTGTGAAACACGAAAGTTTTAGTTGTATCTTTACATAAGTCTGTAAGCCATTGATAAATAACTCTTTTCGGCATATTACCAACTGTGTGAGCCACTGGAAAATACCAAGAGCTATCTCCAGCTGCAACTGCTACACCTATAATGTGTCCATCTTTTCTACACCAACCAGGTCCTAACTTTAAAAGATTCTCATCTCTTGTCTCCAAGTCTATGGCTATTGTATCATACTGCGATAGATCTGGTATCGTTTCTGGTGGAGTCCAATCAGAATCCACATTACCCCATGCTACATCTTTTATATCTTGTTCAAGTAGATGATATTGATCACTTGTCATTTTTTTCCTCTGCTCCTAATGCACCGTATCCACAAATATCCACCCATGAATCTTCATGGTCTGGTGTGTTTATAAGTCTAGACATCTTAACAGCAACCATAGCTAAATATACCATTGGCACTGTAATTTTTATTCCAAAAATTACACTCCACATATTAGCTATCCGTTGATGATTAAGTTTAGCATCTCCATATACTTCTGCCCTTTCGGTGCTAACTAAACCTTCTGCTTTTTTTAATGCTTTATCTCTTCTCATAAATCAAACCCATACCTTCCTGATTTTTCTATTATATGTAATTCTTTTTTTGCTCTTGTCATACCAACATACCATACTCTTCTCTCGGCATCTTGATCTTCACTCTCGACACATGCTTTTGTCGAGTCCATAAGTATTGCTACATTATCTGCTTCTCCTCCTTTTGCTCTATGTATTGTCGATACACGGATTCTAGGATCTTCCGACAAAATTTTCTCTCCTCGCCTTCTAGTAGAGACTATGTATGCAACAACTTGTTCCGATAGCTTCAAAACCTTTTGCCAACCCATAAAATGATTAGCCTCAAACCCACATAAAGTTTTCAAATGTTCTAAATTATATTCTAAATCTTCAACAAGGTTACCCATAGCTTTTCTACCAGCTCTCTTTATCAAAGAAGGATCTATAAACTTAGCAAAGACTTTTAACAATTTTGGTTCTACTGATTTACCTCTTTGTAAAGATATCCATACCTCTATCGCTAACAATACATTTAAAGATACAGACCAACCATCTCCCTCTCGCCAGAATATGTAACCTTCTTCTCTGAGTTTATTACAAACCTGGTTCGCTATGTAGTTTGTTCTTGTAAGTATCAACCATTCGCCCTCTCGCATATCCACATCAAGAATATCATTGTGCCATGTAACCATTCCTTTTTCATCTGTTGGTTTCCATTCTTTCTTTTCTCTTATTGTTATTTTATCTGTAATATTTTGTGCCCATGCGTGAATGTGATTTGGAACTCTGTGAGAGTCTTCAAGTAATACTTTTTGTTTACTTGCATTTAAAAAATGTTTTACATCTACACCCATCCAAGAATATATCGCCTGGTCATCATCTCCAGCATAGTATACTTGCTCTGAGTTAGGAACAAGAACATCCTTAACCATCTTCCATTGTATTGGTGCTAAGTCTTGTGCTTCGTCTATAATTAATAGTTCAAACTTCGGTGATGTTCCTTCCTTGATAAATCTTTCTATCATGTCGATAAAATCTATTTTACCTCTTCTCTCTTTGAAGTCTTTGAAAGCCTTGTCTAACACTGTTAACTGTTGCCAACTCATGTCATTACTCCAAGTTCCCTTGTGAAACTCCTCTTGCAAATCAACTTGCTTAACACGAGCAAATTGAATTAGAGACATGTATTTATCTCCACCAGCACCAATAGAAAATAAAGGTCCCTCTTCCATATTCATTGTTTGTGTTGTTCTAAAATCCAGACCAACTAATTTACCTAACTCATTATAATCACGACCAGACATTACTTCTGCCGTGCTCAAGCCAAGCCAAGTAAAAGCAAGAGAATGTAATGTTCTAAAAAACAACATATCTTTGTAGTCTATCCTCAAAGATGTCGCTGATCTTGTTCTTGCCTCTTCCGCTGCCTTTCTACTAAAAGACATAAAACCTATCTTTTTAGGATCTACACCTGTGGATATCTCATCCTTTACTATATCAATTAATGTTGTGGTCTTGCCTGTGCCAGGTGGACCGAATATTGTTGTCTCTGTCAAAACGGAACCTCATCTGTTTCTATTGTTATTGGTTTTATTTCTACTTCTGCTCCAAACTCTGGTATCCACCAAACTCTAACGGACTTCCATTTACCTTGTGATGTTTGAAACTTTTTAACTACGGAGCTATCTCCGTTATTTACCTCTTTGAGTCTCTCTTGAACTTGTGCTCTGGTATAATTATCAAACTTTCTGTTTCGCAGAAACTCCATCAAAGAATCTATCTTGAAATAAGTTCTTGATTCTTCTGCATCTGTAAAAGGTTTACCAAGAACAACTTCCTCAAAACTTTGTGCTTGTACTCTGCCCGTACAAAAGAGTTCTAGATAAGATAGAAACTGTCCCTTGTACGTTAATTCTTGTGGCACAGCTATTTCATTACAGTTCTCAAGAAGACCATTAACTTGTACCTCCCAATCTCCGTCCTTCATCTTTGGAGGCATAAAGTTTAACTGCTCCATACATGCTCTTTGAAATAGTCTTGGAGCTTGTAGTTCTTCTGTTGTAAGTTCTAATCGTCTACCATCTATATCCAAGAACCATAAACGAGGCTCTGATAATATAACAGATAAGCCACTGATCGCAGGCATAGATGTTGTTCCAATACCATGTTTGAGTCCTCGACACACACCTTGATTGCAGTGTGAGGACATAGGCTCGTCTTTACATAGATACTGATATTCTTTTTTCTCTAACTGCGATTGTATTGTAACGATCTCGGCAGCAGGCAACGGTGGGGTAAAATGTTTTACATTCAACTGTTCCAACTGCGACTTCCAATCATTAGGTTGGGACTTTTGTAAAAAAACACCTAACTGAAAAGCGACTTTGTTTCTGCCACCTTCATGCACTCCAACAGATAACATAGCACGAAGACACGGCACAAAACCTGGAAACAAGTTTGGTTTACCACCCACAGATACTTGCATAAATTTATTTGGGTCACATCTTACTGTTCCCAAATGTTGGATAAATTCTTTTAGACTAGCTTCAATATAAGTTTTGCCAATTTTAATAATGGCATACCTCAAAGTTTTCTCTGCATCAAAGTATGGTAGATTAATGAAGTTGCCCACATCTCCTCGCTCTACCAATACTTGCTCTTGTTTTGGAAATATTTCACAACGTCCATGTCCAAGAGCTGCAGCTATCTCGGCAGCTTTGTCTCTGAAGTCTGCCGCCTCCATCCACTTTGTAAAGAAAAAAAATATATGTGCACCCCCACTTTTACTACGGCACACGATACACGGAACTTTTAATTCTTCTAACTTATCGACCAAAGCATTATGGTCTAGTGGATATTCGTCTATATCAAGAGCACCGAACTTACATTTGTTATGTTCGTTGATAGGTATTGCACCAACACCTTTCTTGCCATCAATATGTCCTTGTAATAATTCTAATGTTAGTGGTTGTCTTACGATAAATGATTTAGCTTTCTGTTTGCCATTCATTCTTTGGTTGGAAACTTCCGTCTGTCCATGAGCACCACCGAACCCTTCAAACGCAAGTAATAATTCTTCTGTTAAATTCACTCTTCACTCCAAAAATAAAAGAGCCGTACAAGTGGAGGATTAGACTTGTACGGCCCACGATATTTAAAACGGTACTTCGTTCTCCTCTGTTGATGACATCTCATCAGCAGACGCAGCAGCCATTTTAACTTCCCCCTTGCTTACACTTTGATACATAGTACGAGCTTCTAGCATCATCTTTTCTATCTCTGGTGTAAGTTCATTTACACGATCCAACTTGTAATTGTACCACGAACCTTGGTCATTCTTCTCCAAGATTGTAGTTATACTCCAAGCCGTTCCGTAAATCGGCATAGCATTACCAGAAGGTAATCTTATGCTATTCTTTAATGTATTCCATCTACGAGACACTTTCAACTGTGTCTTTTTCATATCAAGAACACTCGGTGCAATCGTTCCATCAGCAGATTGTGCAATGACTAAATGCTGGTGTGCTCGGACTAACTCATTACCATTAGGTAACATCTCTATGCTACCTTCACGAGTTGTCATGGCTATGTCTTTATCATCTGCCACGAGTTCTTTTACAAACCCACCACCAGATGACCTTAACATAAACTCCAAGAACTTCTTCTCGAAGAAACAAGGAACAACAAGAACACCCTCATCTGCCTTATACACTTCTTGTGTAACGGTATTGAAGATGTCGCCTTGCTCAGCACCTTTAATATACAAAGGATCGTCCTTCTGTAACTGTGGAGATAATGCTTGAATAATCCTAATAAAAGGTATCTGCATATCTTCCGTTGTGATGTTCTCAAGACCAGCACCAGAGTCTGCTTCTAGCATTTTATCTAACTCTGATACCACCACTTGTGTGGTCTTTTTCTGTGCAATCTGGTTCATTACTGACCTCCTTTTATTTTAGCACGGTTGCCCTGGTATATACCAAATAGATCAAAGTCTATTTCTTTACCACTTTCAATTCTATTCTTTACCCAGGTTTTTAAAGTCATTGGATGCACATGCTGTTTCTTTTGTGGTGCAAAGCCTTTGCTCTCTAAATCTGCAACCACAACACCAGCTTGATTATCTTGACCCATACTGAAACTAACAACAACTTCGTTCTTGATAAGATCGCCTTCTCCAATATCTCTTAGGTATTGGAACGCCTCTTGCTTCTTTGTTTCGGGTATCCTCGCAGAAACAAACTTATCAACTGTAACTTTGTTGCCATCTACTTGTAGACTTTCAACACCCATAGTCTGCATTATCGAAGGAATGTCTTCCTCGTCTACTGCTCTCTTCTTGTCTTTTAAGTCTTTAAGTTGTGCTTCGGTATCTTTAATCTGTTGATCCAAATCTACGGATCTACGGATTAGTGACGACAGATCTTTAGTGTCGCCTTCTCTGACTTTATTAAATGCTTGAGGGTCAGCTGCCTCTTGCTCGAATAGTGAATACACATCACTCATCTTTCTCTCCTTCTACGTTAAAGTTTATGCTCTTCAGCGGTTATAGTCGAAGGTATAGTTTAAAGTATTATACCTTCTCGTCAACGAGTTTTTCAGACTCGTATTCTTTTTCAGTTAAATATGTAATCGTTGCACCAACAGTTCTAAAGTTTTCTTTAGCCATCCTGTTTAGTTTCTCCCAAGTTGCTATTGGTACTGCAATCGACTTCCACTTATCTGTATCCATTTTAATCTCCTTATCTCATTGGGGTGGTAATGATTAAATTTTTAAGGCAAAATTTAAGAAAGGAAACCACCCCAACTCGACTTATCTTAACAAGACATAAGAATCTCAACATAAGTATTTTGTTGTTATTGTTATGTTCAGTTTTTTTTACCATAAAATTATTTGTAATGTCAACCATAAAATCTTATTTTTTCTTATATAATAATTCGCCCATCATTTTTTGGCTATAGTCAAGAACTTCTGCCCAATTATTTTTTGATGATGGTTTGTTAAAATCATTCTTTGTTAATGTAATTGACCTTGTTGTTGTGAAAGATTCTACGGGAAAGAACAGAACTTTTTCTTCAGATAAAGTTGCGAGTGCTATAATATCGCAATCTTTTCTAGTGTAACATCTTCTGTCTTTGCCCTTGCAAATAAGAAAAGAGAATCTTCCGTCTCCTTCATCTTGTAAAACTGTTTTAACTTCCACTCTTTGTGCTACCATCAAATCTTTACCTCCCACAACTGCTATATCAACTCCGTCTTGTTTCACAGTTGAGGCGGCATATCCGAGCATAGATAATTTAAACACAGTTAGATTCTCACCTGCATTACCTACTATCTTCTCGGCTCTTACACCTTTAACCATTCTAATATCCTTTCTCCTAGTGTTATGTTTGCTAATTTGTTTTTGTTCACTAATGTTTTTACAATGTGAACATCAACAGTATTCGGACATACCAGGTCAACATATAACACTTTATTCTGTTGCCCTACCCTATGTGCTCTATCTTCTGATTGAACACGAGACTCCAAATTAAAATCATTTGAATAATAAATCACATTCTTCGCGGCATGGAGTGTGATACCCATACCACCTGTCTGTGGATTACTTACAAAGAACCTCGTGGGATCAGCCGAATCTTGAAACCTCGCAATAGCATTGTCTCTTTGCTCCATTGTCGTGTCTCCAAAATAAGTAACCACGGAACTCGCACCATAGATTTGTGCTAACTTGCTTTGTATTTTTAAGATGTCATGTCTGAACCTCGACCATATAATAACTTTACCTTCCATCTCTTCTATGACTTCAAGTAATACGTCTAACCTATTGTTCTCTATCTCTTTTGTTTCTCCGTCATCTGTAACAAGATATCCACACAACAACTGTTGTAATCTCAAAAGCCTTGTCATAACCTCTGGAGTTGTAACCATATCTCCACTTTCAAGAAGTGCTACTGATGTCTTCTTGATACTTTGATAATATCTCTCTTGCTCCATTGTCAGATCAACTTGCCTGGTTGTATATATCTTCGGAGGCAAATCCAATGCTTCATCTTTCGTAACTCGGAACGAGTGTGGCTCCACTTTCTTTTTCAGTTCGTCCAGGTTCTTATATCCTATAATCTGATTGAACTGATGTGATCCCATCTTGATATTTTTAATTACGGCATATCGTCCTTGAAACGACCAATACGATTCAAACCCCAAAATTTTTTTACTCATAAATAAACATTGTGAGTATAAATCAAGTGGCGACTTGGTTATCGGAGCACCTGTTAGTATTCTTTTATACCTCGCACCTTCAGCAAATTTTATTAGCGCCTTGGTTCTCTTCGCCTTGATGTTCTTGATTGTGGTTGACTCATCAACGGCAAGTAAAAAGGTGCTTCTGTGGGTAAACATCTCCAAAAACTGAAACACTTTCTTTGAAGCAAAAGCCTCAACATTGACGAGTAGTATTCGTAAATGCCTTCTTGCTTCCCCACCCACGGAGCTTTTTAAGTCTGCTTGTTCTCGTTTGTTAAGAGTTGACTTCCATGTATATACCTTCGGAACTATGTCATCTGTTAGATGTGCAGGTATTTCATTGTTTTTCCAATTCGTATACACACCTTTCGGTGCTACAATAATTGCAGTATCTATTTTTTTGTGCCAATACAACCAAGCTATGTTATCAATGAGAACTTTTGATTTGCCACACCCCATCTCCATGAAGTATGCAAAGTTTTCTTTGTCATAGCTTAGTTGTAATGCTTTCAACTGATGAGCATATGGCTTAGTTTTGAAACATCTGAAAAGAAATTTATCTATTTCCACACTCATGTCGTAACCTTGTGTGGTCTCATCTCTCTTACCCTTAACTCATTCTGCAGCTTACCTATGAAGTCAATCATATATCTTCTTTCAACTGCTACCTCAGAATTGTAAGGGTAATAATCTAAATTATTCTCAGCATCAAATTTTTCTAACAACAACCTGGTGCTCTTGATACATAACTTAATCTCTTTTTGAGATAATTTCATGTGAGATTGAGCCATTAGCGAGTCTCACGATACGTTTTTAATCGGATCTTTCTATCGGCTCCCGTATTATGGTTATATAATTTTTCTATATTAATTATAAAATCATTACGACTACCTTGGTTTTTTAGCTTCGAGGAGAAATGTCTTAACTTATTCTCGAAGATACTCCAAACAAAATCAGGGTCTCTCATCACTGATATCATTGCATTGACAAAAGATTTCTTTCTAAAATGCTCAAAATAGTCTCCCACTTTAATAATCGCAGAAGCCGTATCTTTCGCATGTTCCAAATCATGCACAACAAAATTTCCTAGCTTGAAATCCTCCAGGTCTTGTTGGCTACGATAACCCTTACCATTCAACATGGCTATTGAATCCGTTATAGAAAAACCATACGTTCTGGTAAACCATTCCATGGTCTCATACTCTTTTGCTCCGAGTTTTACATGGCTCATCATGTACTCTTGCATAGTCCACTTTCGATTTACTGAATTTAATTTTCGTATATCGTTTAACTTAAGACCTTCTTTTATAATATACTGCACGGGTAATCCCAATACCTTATATGCTTCTAGTCTATGTTGACCATCACATACTTCCATCTTCTCATTAACAATTATAGGTATTGCTAAATCTTTCGTTTCTATTTCGTTAGATAATTCTCTAACATGCTTATTAACTACTTCTCTATTACCCACGATATAGGTAAATTGATCGTAATCTGACGTTGAATATATTCTATTATTTGGCACTTATATCCCTCCTATTTTTCTCTTTCCATCTTTTAACGGCTATACTATCTCGAACCATCAAAGCAACTGTCGCTGCAATCGTTCTATTATCTTCCTTGGCTATTCTCTTTATCTGCTCGTATACCGAAACACGGACATTTAAAGATTTGAAGCCTACGTCTTCATCATCAAGATCATAAACCTCCTCGGCATCTTCACTTACTTTGCTTCTGGGAATGATGCCGTCAACGTAATCTCCGACTTCCTCTTCGATACCCTCCTCCCAGAGCCTTTTCGTACCTCCCATAATATCTCCTATAAATAGTTAGTTGTACTTATATATAAGTAGTATATGGGATACCATAAGTCAAGAGGGGATACCATAAAAATTTATGATTTTTTTATGCACTCATCTAAGATTATATTATGGTATGCAGGTTTTTCTTTGGCTCGATAACGAATTAATCTTATCTGACATTCCTTCCTTGTCTGAAACTCCCATTCAAACATATGGGTAAAACATTCTTGCTTTGCTCTACCATCTGCAATCCAAACACTGCATATTAATGCTACTGCTTTAAACATCTCTTTCCTCCAATATTGGACTTGATCTAATGGCTAAGTCCTTCGCCTTTTTTACTCTTCTTTTGCCACAAGCCATGCACTTGTGAACCTCGACTACTTCTAAGTTCTCGAATTTTACTCCGATCTTTCGCATTGCTACCTGGCACTTGGAACATTTTAATTTGTCTTCAAATCTCATTCTTGTTCCGTTACTGTAAAACACATTGGACATTGGTATAATCCTTTCAATTCTATTTTTTTAAGTGCGATTTTACATCTTTCGCACATAAAAACTTTTAATGGTTCATCAGAAGACCCATCTTCTGTTAGTATTGTTTGATCACGATCCATACTTATCTCCTTCTACTAAACATTGTACTTTAATCGCATGAGGATAGGTCATTCTATCCCTAACTAAAATTAACATTTCACTTGCTCGGTCATAACAATCATCAATTTTATTATAACCTTTCGGTGCTTGTAAATCATAAACATTGAAACAATCTGTCTCGATATGTGGTGCGTGGTTCAAGAGGCATACTGTTAATATTGCTTTATACATAGTGTTTCTCCCATATTTTTTTGTTTGATAAAATTTTTTAAAAAGAGGTGTAGAAAGTGTAGAAACGTAGAAAACACTCTGTAACCCTTGGTGACACTAGATGTCTTTTCTACAGTTTGGTTACACTTTCTACAGTTTAAAGCCGACCGCGTCATATTTTTGGCTTTGCTATTGCAAAAATATGGTAGAAACTCTACTATGAGGTCATGGCACTTACTAATCGTCAGAAAACTTTTTGTAAATATATTGTTGAAGGAACATACTCTAACTCCGAGTGCGCTAGAAAGTCTGGATACTCTGAAGGTCAAGCTCGTAAGACTGCGAGTCTCCTCTTGAATGGTAGAGATTTTCCTCTGGTAACTGAATATATTAAAGAACTTCGTGAATCTAGAGAAAGAAAGTATGGTGTCACTCTTATGGGTCAACTTAAAAGGTTTGCAGATCTGTCGAAAGGTGCAGAAGAATCTGGACAGTTCTCGGCAGCCGTTAATGCAGAAAAGATAAGATCTGCACTCGGTGGTCTTGCTATCGATAAGAGAGAAACTCATGTTACACATAATTTAGATAAACTTTCTCGTGATGAAATTGTTGTTAGGCTTAAGGAACTTCGTAAAAACTACCCCTCTGCGTTCATTGACGGAGACTTCAAAGTGGTTGAAGAGAGAAAGGGGAAAGTAAAAGCTCTCTCCAACCTGGGCAAATAGCAATTCCCGATATTGCTCCGTGCAATCCAAGGATAATTTAAAAAACATATAAATGTCAACCTCTTGGTTCTTGATAGTTTGAATTTATAATAATTTTTTCTGTGTCATCTTCATTTAGTTTAGATAAAATGACATCATCATAACCTTGTCTAGTCCAACCATTGTAACTATCCAAAGCATCTTGATAGTGGACGAAGGCATCATCAACACCACCAACCCAAACAAGATATCGCCAACCTTTTTGATATTCATTTAATTCCATCTTGTATCTCCTTCTTTATTGCTAATCCAATTAACTTTGCATTTTGTGGTACGATAGCATTACCCAATGCTTTCAACCTATTGGCACGATCTTTCTGATCGACAACTATTCTTGGAACTCCTCTAGGTTCGTCCAACCAATAGGATACCCCATCAACCACTCCGTCCAATCGCAGTTCAACCTTCCGTCTCCTTCCGTTTGGTACATTTTCATTCCCAAGTCCATCTGTCTCCCCTTCTCCACTCGGTTCTCCCAAAAGTCCTTGTTGCCGTTGTAACTGTGCTTCTTTAGACTTGATGTCGGTGTTGGATAATTCCATTCTTCCATTCTCGGTGGTCTCAAAGTTACTCCGTTCATCATGGCTTGAGCTTCTGCTTCTGTCAGTTCTCCATTCTCCACTTTCCTTCTGAACATCATTGTTTGACCCTCCGAGGCATGACCGAAACCTTTTGTTGTCGGTGTTGGATACATTTCCATTGTCTTCGGATCGACTTGCTCCCTCAGATTGCTCGGTCTCTTGCGACCTTTTCTGTGTCCCTCTTGCATCTTCTTCGTTGCCTCTGCACTTCTCGGTGGTAGGGAATCCATAGTTGTGGGGGTCGCCCAAGTTTCTACAGATGATCCATAATCTTTCTCGTTTATGTCTTGCTCCGATTGCACTAGACGGAAGTACAAATGTCCTCGTGTGGTAGTTGAGGCTTTCCATTGCAAACAGTACCTCGTCAAGTCCCAATGAGAGGTGTCCATATACGTTTTCGAAAACACAATAAGTGGGTCTGATTTGTTCAATAAGTTTATGCAAGTACGGAAAGATGTGGCGAGGGTCTTGCGATCCACCCCTTTTGCCACTTGTTGAGAAGGGTTGACACGGATATCCTGCCGTGAGGATATCTGGTCGTTCTGAAATAAATCTTCTTGGGTCATCTGCGATCTCCTTTACATCATCATAAATTGGAATACCTGGAAAGTTTTTAGCAAGAACTTTCTGACAAAACTTGTCTGTGTCGCAAAAAGCGATAGGCTCTGATAACTCTGCCATAGAAAAACCTACGGCAAAGCCACCAATACCACTACATAAATCAAGATGTTTGAGCATCTTTTTCCTCACTTATCTGATCGTTATATAAAACTAAACCAAAGTCATAACCTTGTTTGTAGGCATAAGTTTTATTAGTTTCACTTTTAATGCCATATATTAAAGCATCATAAGTCCCATCTTTAAAATCATCTAAGATTTTAAAAACCATATTTTCTATTGGGTCTTTCATAGCTCTGCCTCAAATTGGCACTCGCCTTTTTCTTTAACACAATCCAAGATTTGTTCACCTAACCCAAGTCTTGCATACCATTCTAAATAATGCTTTACCCCTTGTTCGGTAAACTTCTTTGATGGTAACCCTTCAAAAGAATAAATGTCGTTTAGATAATCAACTAACATCTTGTCATTGTATCCATTATTTTCTTCAAAGAATTTATCTAGTATCTTTAAAAGACGACCTAAATAATCTTTGCATTTCTTGATACCTTCTTCTATTTTCGGCAAGTCCTCTGTATCAAAGTAATAATTTAAAAACCTTGCTTCTCCTTGTTGACCAAAGAAATCTGCATCATCACTACTTTGCACACTAAACCAAAACTTACCTTCAATATCTCCGTTGTAATATCTACCCATAATTAATCCTTTCCTAATTCTGATAGTTTTCTATTTATTACTTCAGTTACTTTCTTATCTATAACTTCATCAAACCAATCACTCTCCGTAACCACATCAAGTTCATGGAGAAGAAAATCTTCTACTGCTTTTGCTAGATCTAGACTAGTTGGTCTTGGTTCGTTCATTACACAACTCCATCAAAAAGTTTCCATGCCAAATCAAATTCTAAAAAGTTTAGGCAAGTATCTTGTGGGTGCTTTTTAACCATATGTGCTTTGAATTGAATATCTGAAATACCTTTTTTATTATAAGCATAAAGTTCGTTCTTAACTTTATCGACACAAATAAATTTAGTTCTCATATCGGTCTTAAGTTTCTTTTGCTCAAGATGATCATAAAGTCTATCTTGACACCAATGCTCAAGATCAATCTCTACTTTTCCCCATTCATATTTTTTGCTACCAAAAGTCTTAACACAATATTCATTAAGAGTTTGTAAAACATTCACATCTTGATGATCGTCCATAAACTGTGGATAGGTATGTTGTCTATCACAACCCCCATGACCATCATTAGATACTTCAACTGCTTTTTTGCCGTTGACATATACTGTCGCATTATAACAAGGAGTTTCTTCACTTCCTCTTTTATAATACTCAATATTCTTGAGTTCTAGTTTTGATATTTGCATAACATCTCCTTTCATTTTGTTGTTGCAATATTCAAGATTAGGCACGGAAACCATGCCTAACTTTGATTATTACTATATATTTTCTTCCTCGATATTTTCTAATATTAATTGCTCTGCGATCTTAACAACAAAGCCACCTTTCCAAGTAAGTCCATCAACTTCATAAAGTTTTGCACCTATCTCTTTAAATGCTTGATCGTTTGTCATGCCCTTGTCATTGAGGAAGATATCTAAATCTTCCCCAACTCTCTCGACTAATTTTAAAAGCCTAGTCATTTTGCAAACCTACGATTTCTTTTTCAAGATCGGCTCTCATGTCTTGCAACTTCATCTCTTCTTTCTTCAAATGTAATTGCATTTCAAGATTTGATTTAACTTGACCTTGAATAAATGTAACCTCGCTATACAAAGACGATAGACTTTTCTTTTCTAAAACTTCAACTGTCATTTTTTCCTCCCTTCGTCAAATATTTTAGATAATGTTTTATTAACTTCTTCTCTTATTATAGAGTTCTTTGCTTCCTCTACATCTGCTTCTATTGGGACAATCTCAAAACCAGTTTGTCCATGATAGATTTGAACTTTGCCAATCCATTTAATTTTACTTTCAACTTCTTCCAATGTGCTTTTAACTGCAACACTTTCGCCTTCTGCGTCTGTGCCTAAAACTAAAGCCTTCCCCATTAAAGGTTGAGTATGACCATTATCATATGTAAATTCAAAGCCGTAATTTTCTTTTCTTAATAAGCCTTCGTCATCAACATACAATGTGTCTTCATTTCTAAAACCATAAACTGCGTCAAATCCTCTTTGCGAATTTATTAGTTTATTAATGGTTTGATAGTCTCCGTTGTAATCAACAACGGAAACTATTTTATTAATCGGATCAATTAAATATGCTTTCATTTTACCCCCTTATATATATTTATGTGTTAATGCGTAACCATCATTATATAAAACACTTGCTAAAGTGTATACAAGATGGAAACCCATATCCATACCACAACCACCGACACCAACGGCATTGGTTTTGTCTTTGTATGTCCATTCTAAAACTTTAGCGACATGAAAAGAATAATGATAAACTGTATTATTTTTAATGCCATGAACTGAAATATGTCTATACATTCCAGACCTTGAAACTTGTCTAATAACTAAATGAACAGTAGATCCCTTTGGAAAGTTTTTTAATAACATTTCTTTCGAATAATCTACTGTATTAAAATCTGCTTGAACTATTGGTACTCCCATTTTTTCCCCCTTATATAATTTTTAGTTTCTTCTTGCTCTTCAACAATGATTTGTAAAACATACAAACCACTTAAAAACCATTCTTGGTTTTTTAAATACTCGGTTGAGTTTACGTCTTCCATTTAATAACCTTTCTGTTAAAATTAAATTATGCCTTATATTATTTATCTCATATTATCCCATAAAGGTCAAGCAAGAAAATGAAAGAAAAACAATTTTTTTTGAATATAAAAAAACAATTACCATCAAATACTTTTATACAAAAAATAGAAAACAAATTTAATAGTGGCTTTACTGATGTAATAATAATTAATAAAAAGTTTCCATTATTTATTGAACTAAAAGCACCAACAAAAGGAAACAAATTTAAGGTTGAGTTGTCCCAAATATCAACGCATTTGAGGATACAAGCTAATAATTATGTTTCTTTTTTCTTGGTTCGACACCCTTTAACCAAGGCTCTATATTTGTTTGAGGGTGGTACGCTTTGCAAGTTTCTTGTGTCCGACCCTTGCAACCCTTCGTTGTCAACCGATAGTCCTGGGTTCTTGGTGCGTGGAGAATTGGACATGGCTCTTGCGATTGCAAATCAAAAAGTGGAACAGTTGCAGAAATAACGAAGTGATCGCTCTGCGAATTTCTGCAACTTTTGCTTCCGAACACGACTGCGGCTTCAAAAAAAATTTCGGTAGATCGCAGAGAAAACGGAGTGGTCGCTTTGCGATTCTCTGCGATTTTTAAAAAGAACAAAATCCGAGAACCAAAAAAAGAGAGTGCCGAAGCACCCTCTTATCTTTCCATGGTCGCGGAAACTATTAACCATTTTTAGGATCTTTTACATAATCTAAAAACCTTATGTAACTAAAGTTTTTATTAAAGTTTTTACAGACTAGAGCGATGTCGTGAATACTTACATCATCTAGTTTATTTTTGATACACACTTTAGCAAGTGCGATGAAATGTTTTCTTGTCATTTTATTTTCCTTTCTAAAAAAATAATGGGGACATTTCTGTCCCCATTTCCCAACTACTCGTTGATAGCAGTTGGCTTTGGATTCTTGAGATTGTGAATCTCTTGCTCAAGTTCGTTAACTCTGTTAACTAACTTTGTAACGTAAGCAGTTTGATAAACTTGCTTTTCGCCACCGATCATTTTGGAAACTATTGTATCCACGACCATTTGAGCAATAGCATTCTCATCGAAGTTTTCGATCTGAGATTTAAGATCGTCAACATCAGTACGAAGATCTTGAACCACATAAGAGTTATCAACAGAGTCGTTGACTTTCTCGTCAATGGTTTCATCAATCTTATTATCGATATAATCTTCGATAACATCACCGATTGCACTCATATTATCACCTCCTTTCTATCTATAAGATTAATCCCATTTGATCCCAGAGTCAAGCATAAAGTAATTACATTTCACGATCCGTGAAATGTTTTTGCTTCTCATTGCAACCCAAAAAAATGGCTCTCGGAAAATGATCTAGATTCGCAGAAATTTTCTCAAGGAAATTTAGATTCATAATCTAGAATAAAATAACAATAAAAATTAATAATTTTTAT